ACCACCGTGCTTCGCAGGCTTGTGCAGTCTGGCATCGCCGTCCAAGTCCATCCCGCGATCAAGGCCGGCAAGTTGAGCACGCCGGCGGTATGGAAAATAGAACCGCGCTTTCAATTCCAGCATGAATTTGAATTGAGACAGAAGGAAAAACTGTGAACTACCAAGAGTTTATTGCGAAGAAGCGAATTGAGGATGTTCCGACTGGATTTGGTGCTGATGGAATATCAGATCAGCTTTTTGATTTTCAACGCGACATCGTTCGGTGGGCATGTCGGCGTGGACGAGCGGCATTGTTTGAGAATTGCGGGCTTGGGAAAACTCCGCAGCAGCTTGTTTGGGCAAATCAGGTCTTAGAAAAGACTGGGCGCAATCAAATCATTTTCGCCCCTCTTGGCGTGTCCCATCAAACTGTTCGTGAGGGTGTGAAGTTTGGGATCGATGTGCATTTGGCTGCGAGTCAGGACGATGTTCGGCCCGGCATCACGGTCACGAACTACGAGAAGATGCACAAGTTTGACCTGTCGCAGTTTGGTGGGGTTGTGTTGGACGAATCCAGTATCTTAAAATCCTACGATGGCGCGACCCGTAATTTAATCATCACAACAGCCGCCCGAGTTCCATTCAAACTGGCCTGCACTGCGACACCCGCTCCGAATGATTATATGGAACTTGGCAACCATGCGGAGTTCCTGGGCGTGATGTCTCGCCCTGAAATGCTAGCGACGTTCTTCGTCCATGACGGCGGCGACACGGCCAAATGGAGATTGAAAGGCCACGCCGAGACCGAGTTCTGGAAATGGCTTTGCTCATGGGCGGTGAACATCCGAGCGCCGATTGATCTGGGCTACGAGAATGGAAATTTCAATCTGCCCGCACTGAACATGCAGCAGCATATTGTCCGGTCGAATCAACAACTGGACGGTTACCTGTTCGCACTTCCGGCATCATCGCTTCAAGAGCGTCGGGATGCCCGGCGTGGATCATTGAGTGAGCGAGTTGAAAAAGCCTGTGAACTGGCTGATGACAATCAGTGGGTATTCTGGTGCAATCTGAACGCTGAGAGCGATGCGTTGACAAAGGCTCTGGACGCGAAGGAAATCCGAGGGGACACATCCGAGGAAGAACGCGAGCGGATCATTCTTGGATTCCTGGATGGGTCTGTGAAGCGGGTAGTGACCAAGGGTGCGATCTGGGGTTTCGGAATGAATCTTCAATGCTGCTACAATACCGCGTTAGTCGGAATATCGGACAGCTACGAAATGTTCTACCAGATCATCCGCCGGTTTTGGAGGTTCGGTCAGACCAAGCCCGTCAACGCGCACGTTATTATCAGCGATCTTGAGGGTGCTGTGCTTGCCAACATAAAGCGTAAAGAAAAGGACGCTGAACGCATGGCTGATGAAATGGTCCGGCACATGGCGAGTATTTCCTCTGTCGAAATAAAATGTCAGTCAAGGCAAACAATCGGCTACAACCCGATAACCCCAATGAAACTCCCATCGTGGATCAAATTGAAATGAAAACGAACGTGCTTAATCAATCGGAAGGAAAGAACTGGTCGCTCTACCACGGCGACTCCTGTGAGATCGTGAAAGGAATCCCGGACAATTCCGTGGGCATCTCCATTTTCTCGCCACCCTTCTCATCGCTCTACGTTTACTCAAACTCAGAGCGAGACATGGGCAACAGCCGGAGCGATGCGCAGTTCATGGAACACTTCTCCGCGTTCCTGATGCCAGAACTGCTTCGCGTGACGATTCCCGGGCGTCATGTAGTTTTCCATTGTGCGAACGTGCCAGCGATGAACGAACGCGACGGATACATCGGGCTGAAACACCTGCGCGGCCAGTTGATTGAGAGATTTATCGGGGCTGGATTCATCTTCCACTCAGAGCATGTGATTTGGAAAGACCCATTGATTGAAGCAACGCGGTCAAAATCACTCGGACTGATGCACAAACAGTTGATGAAGGACTCAAGCCGGTGCCGTGCTGGAATACCCGATTACTTGATTGCCATGCGTAAGCCCGGAGTCAATCCCAACCCCGTTGCACATGAGCATGGTCTGTTGGATTTTGTGGGAGACAACCCGCCCATCGGAGGCGTGATGTCGCATGAGATTTGGAGGCGATATGCGTCTCCGGTATGGATGGACATAAACCAATCGAACACGCTTCAAAAGGCGAGTGCCCGCGAAGAAAAGGACGAGCGTCACATTTGCCCGCTTCAACTCGACGTGATTGAACGCGCATTGGTGTTGTGGAGCAATTCAGGGGACGTTGTATTTAGCCCATTCGCTGGCATTGGCTCCGAGGGATTCCAAGCGATCAAGATGGGCCGGAAGTTCATTGGTGTTGAACTGAAAGAATCATATTACAAACAGGCGCGGTTGAACTTGATGGCTGCGGAGGAACAATCAATCGAACTTTTATGAACCCATTCTCAAACTGGACGCCAGCCCAGGTCGCGCAATGAAATACAAGCCACAGATCGTCCTGGCTTACTTCGAGGAATGCGGGTTACCTGAGCCGATCCTTGAATATAAATTCCACCCGGTTCGCAAATGGCGGTTCGACTTTGCATGGCCGCAGTTCATGGTCGCCCTCGAATGTGATGGAGGAATCTGGATCGCTGGCGGGCACAACCGAGGCGCGCAAATTAAAGCGACATGGGAGAAGGAAAATGAGGCAAATATATTGGGTTGGGCGATTCTCAAATGTGAACCCAAAGAGCTTTGCACACAGGCGACGGTTGAGATGATTCGTGCGGCGTTAAAACGTCCTGCGATAGGGCGAAAACAACTCTGTTAAAACACCATGACCCGCAACCAGTCCATCTCCCACAGTGAACAGATCGAGGCGTTGAACCGTGATTTTGAGTTGTGGTGGATCGAGGTATGGCCATCAATCAGACCATGTGATTTCACGTTGAATGAGCGCACAGCAAAGTTCATTGCATGGTTGTCATGGATCAAGTGCAATGATGTGCTGAGAAAGAGAATGAGATGATTCTCATCAAACTGAGAGGGGGATTATTGGATGGAACTACATTCTATTTATTCGTTACGCCACCGATAATTAGAATCCCAATACCGGAGATGTTTGCACACGTGGATCAGTTAATTCTTGATGTTGGCGAAGAAGTGCAATACCGTCTCGCTCGACGATTCAAGAACATTGCAATCTACGTATGAGCAACAGACCAGATGACCACGCTCATGGCCGCTTGGCCTCCCCAAAGACCATACACACGAGTGAGGGTGGCGTGTCAAGCATAATCGAATGAGTAACACTATCAGCATGAAGCGTAACACCGATGGAGTGCGAATGGCGAAGGTTCTGTTCACGCCCTTTTTGATCGAACAGGTGACCATTCGTGACCTCGAGCCGCAGTGAAACCATTTTTATGAAATCTCGACAAAAACACAAACTGCTCGACGTACCGATGCAGAATCTCGTGATGCTGAAAAGGAATCCCCAATATTTAACGCCGAGTCAAATGGACAGCCTTAAAGCCTCAATCAGACGCGACGGGTTTTGCGTGCCGCTGCTGGTGCGAAAAATTTCCGGTGGGCGGTTTTCCATCGTTTCTGGAAATCATCGTTACATGGCGTCAAAGGAACTTGGACTCAGTAAAGTTGCATGTGTGGTGACCTCAATGTCCGATGGCGATGCGAAGCGACTGGCTGTCAATCTCAACACGATTCACGGTGATCCGAACGTGGAACTACTTGCGCCGTTTTTGGCAGAGATGAATGACGAAACATTGAGTCAGATTCATCTTGAGGATGACATTATGCTGGAGCTTCAGGAATTTGATAAACATTTGGCAGATCGTTTGTCGCAATTGGAGCCGCCGGATTCAATCAATCGCGATTCCGTGGGTGCGAGAAACACAAAGAGCGGGGTCTGTATTTGCCCCAAATGCGGAAAGGGTCACCTTAAGCCATGAACTGCCGATGCGCGTGTGAGTTCTCAGTGAAGCTGTTGCGTGAAGATGATTACGTCGTTTTCAAGCGGGTGCTGGATCGTGGTAAGCATCCGGCTTTTGTGGGGAGAGAAACTTTTGGAAGGCAGACTCGCAACGGTGGTGCGCTGATGTATTTATTGGATGATCAGATCGTCGCGGTGTCGTTAGTGAACGCGCATCACGGAGTTTTGCTTGCACTGAATATTGTGCCACAGCATCGCGGACATGGAATAGGATCGGCGATTGTCAACTTTCTGATGCCAAACTTCGCTCGGGTCGTCAGCGATAAAGTGGGCTGGTTTGAGAAGCGCGGATATGTTAAGGTCGGATCAGAGAAGATGGGGAGATCGCTCAAAACGCAAATAATGGTTCGGCGGGAATTGCTGTCGCTGGCGGGGCGGCTAAATCGACTTCAAAAAACGAGAGTTTCCCTACCAGCGGCCGAAAAGCCAAGTATTGTGCATTTGCGAGCACAAATCCAAACGGGCCGAAAAACCAAGGTGAAGCGTGACTTGTGACGCAATCTACAATTTCACACGAGCCGATAATGCCGCCAGTGGGTAAAGTTATCGGAAGGTGAATTCCAAGTTTATAAGCAAATTTAAATCCGACAGGATCAATGATTTTTCCGGCGTGAATGAGCACCCTGCCACGCAGCGACGCAAACCAGGTTCGGTTCTCTATGTTTTTATGACCGAGCACAATAAGGCTTGCCCACGGCTGTCGGACGGATAAGCATTTCATGCGTGTGATTATGTCGGTTTGAGATTCAAAGTGCAAGCCGCCAATTACGTTCTATGCCAATGATTACCGAAGAAATTCTGCGTCGCATAAGGCTTTTGATCGACGCCGTCAAGCGAACCGATCAAAAAAGGAGATTAACCCGCGAGCAGAGCGATTTAATTGATGCCATAGCACCGAGCGAGCGAGGACGTGGCCGGGGAATAAAACAGCTTCGCTGGACGATTGGTCAGGCCGCGCAGGAATTCGCCGTGGATCGAAACACCATCCGCTCAGCCCTGACGGTATCAAATGTTCAAGCTGGAAAGGATAACTGCTTTTCAACAATGCAAATTCACAAGGCCCTGACAACGGACTTTGATTTTGAGAAAACACGCCTCACCAAAGCACAGGCCACCTTGGCCGAGGCCAAACTCGACATCCTGGAGAACAACTGGTTTCCACGCGAGGGGGTCGAGCGTGTTTTGGAAACGATCATAATCCTGCTGCGCAACAAAATTGCTGAATCGGAATTGCCCGAACACTTAAAAATCGACATTTTGAAGGATTTAAAAACAGCCACCGCTGATGAATACCTCGTCGCAAAAGTTTCTGAACTCGAAGATTCCGAGGCAGAAACTAAACCTGCTTGATCTTCCAAAGACGCTGCCAATCTGGGAATGGGCCGAGCGCGAGCGCCGGCTGGATAGAAACGTCACAGCCAAGCCGGGCCGATACCGGACGGAGATCGCACCATACCAGAAAGAGCCGCAGGAAGCGTTGACCGATTTAGAGGTGCAGGTCACGGTGCTTTATTGGGCCAAGCGGCTGGGAAAGACCGAGATTGCGAATAATCTGATTGGGTCAACTGTTTGTCAAAACCCGAGAAATATCCTTGTTGCTTACCCGACTTTGGATTCCGCGACGAAGTGGAGCAAGCAGATGTTGACGCCGATGATTCGCAGCACGCCGGCACTGCATGGAAAATTTAAGGATTCAGGGACGCGGGATGCAAACAATACACTGCTCGCTAAAAACTTCCCCGGTGGCACGGTGACAATGATTGGCGCAAATTCGCCGAGCGGCTTCCGACAGATTCAGGCTCCGATTGTTTTCTGCGACGAAATTGATTCGATGGAGAACGGGCCCGAGGGCGATCCGGTGACTCTGGCTTTTGGCCGGGCTGAGAACTATCACGATTCAATTCAACTGTTGGCGAGCACGGCCACGATTGAGGAAACATCACGCATCGAGGCGTGGTGGCAATCGTCAGATAAACGGCTTTGGTTTTGCAAATGCCCTGCGTGTGGCAAATCCCATGTGCTGACCTGGGCGAATGTGAAATGGCCATCACCACACAAGCACGCGGAGGCGTGGTATGAATGCCCTGACTGTCATGCTCACTGGAATGACGATATGCGGCTGGAGGCGATCCGCGCCGGGGAATGGCGTGCGTCTGCTCCGTTCACCGGAATCCGTGGTTACTGGCTAAATGGGCTGAATAGTGTGTTCTCGGCCAAGAAGGGATACAAAACCAAATTGCACCAGTTCGCCGCCGAATTTTACGATGCGTTCAAAAAGGGAGAATCATCGCGCATTTCCTGGCAAAACACATTTCTTTGCGAACCGCACAAGGAAGCCGGAGAGAAAATAGACAAAGCCTCCCTGCTGGACCGCTGCGAGAATTATGACGGCCAATCCCTGCCGGATAATATGCTGGTGGTTGGAGCGGCGGTTGACGTTCAAGGCAACCGTCTTGAATACGAGATCATCGGGGCCGGTGCAGATCGAGAGACGTGGGGAATCGAATACGGAAAGATCATCGGTGACCCGGAGAGGGATGAAGTTTGGGAGAGCCTCAAGCAAAAACTGTCCACCACGTTCAAACGCAAGGACGGCGTGATTCTGGATATTGTGTGTTGCACTATCGATCATCGGCATAAGGGAAGCCGAGTGCGCAATTTCATCCGCACATGCGGTCGAGGACGGGTCTGGCCGGTGTATGGATACAGCGGAACGCAATCGCTGCTGGTGGTTCCGCACCAGAACAAACATTATCGGATGATTCTGTTTTCGGTTAACACTGACGCAGGCAAGGACGAGTTGTTCGCCAGGCTGCGCGTGAAAGACATGGGGCCGGGATACCTGCACTTCCCAAAGGGTTGCGGATATGAAAATACACCGCAGGGATTCTTTGACCAGCTCACCGCCGAGGAAAGGCGCATTCGATACAAGAACGGCTTTCCAGAATCGTTTTACTGGAAAGATGTGAACAAGCGGAATGAGGCGATTGATTTGAGGGTTTACTTTTTGGCGGCGATGGATATTCTCAAGCCGAGTTGGGAGGCCATTGCAAAGGCTCTCGACGCCCGGCGTGAGAAATCAGCTGAACCGTCTCAACAAAAAACGTATGACATCAAGCCCGGAGAAACAATGCAACTTGCGCGTCCGCCGATTCAAAAGCCCAAGGCACCGCGGTGGGCGGTTGGGCCGGGTGGATCCGGGCCGAGGCGCAAATGGATGTGAGGGGGTGATGCCCACTGACCACAGACCCGGAACGTAAAGGTTTGAAGTCGCGGGGGTCGCATCCGCAGAAAACACGCACAAACTATTTTAGTCAGAATCCTCAATGTTTTCAGGGTGTTTGACGAAACAGTGAAGATTTATCTTGTAACCAATGCCGGTTGGGTTTAATTTTAGGGCATGAAAACGAACAAAATTATGACTGAACTGAAATTGAATCAATGGGTGAAACTGACGACCGAATCTTCCAAAAGTTCCTATGGAATCCCGGTTGTGGTTGCGACCGACCCGGAAACCAAAGAGGAAACTGAAGTTGGGGCTTGCGACCTTGTTTACGATGAATGGGGTTCGACGTTCTGCATCCGTGAATTTATGGGTGGGAACAAAGAAGAAACAGCATTCGTGAATTTGTTTCTTACAAGCAACCCTCATTGCTCGGTGAGAATTGACCCACTTCCTGAATGCGATGCGGCATGAAAACCGAAACTCCAAAGGTTGGCCGTCCTCCCCGTGTCGGAAGGTATCCAATGAATGACGTCAAACAATACCTCTCCAAGATCGGTCGCAAAGGCGGCAAATCCAAGAGCCGTGCCAAGCTGGCCGCGGCCCGGGAGAACGGGAAACTTGGTGGGCGTCCCAAACTCAACCGCAAATGATAAACGATCAATCCATGCAGCACGGTTTCGACTGGACCGGAACAAACCCGGCGGGCTGGCTTGTGTCCGAGAAAATGGACGGGTGCCGGGCATATTGGGACGGCTTACAGTTTTGGACCCGCTCCGGCAGGAAGATTGCCGTTCCTGATTCCGTCCGGCGGGAAATGCCGTCTTGCCACTTGGACGGCGAGTTTTGGGCAGGCCGTGGCCGATTCACCGAGGCCCGGCTTGCGGTCAATCATGGGAAATGGACTCCGCGCGTCCGATTCGTTGCCTTCGATTGTCCGCAGGCTCCCGGAGATTGGACTCATCGGATTGAATCAGCCCGGGCGATGGGCGTTGAGTGTGTCCGGTGGTGGGCGTGCGCCGGTGAGGCTGAATTGATCCGCGACATGGAGCGTATCGTTTCCGCCGGGGGCGAAGGCTTGATTATCCGAAAACCGAACAGCACTTATACTTGCGGGCGTTACTGGGGAGTGCAAAAAGTAAAACCGAGCACTATTTCCAAAGTGAACGCTTGACATTTCGCGCCGATGCCGTAATTGACGGTGATTGGACATTTTTGGAAATAGACTGCCAGACCTCGGAATCCCTCCGGTTCAACTTGATCCGGCTGTCAACACCTACGCCGAGCCCACCGTTGTCACCGCTGGCACGAGCATTCAGTGGAAGAAATCGCTATCCAACTACCAATTCAGTCATGGTTGGGTTTTGACCTACTTCCTCGCCGCTTCGGGGACGCCGCCGATTGCGTTGCCAGCCTCAACTGCCGATGTTGACGGCCAGACGCATATCATACTCACCCCAGCCGCAACATCGAGGAATTGGGCTGCCGGTCAATACGAAGTGCAGGGCTTTGCAACAAATGCCGCTGGGGACGCAACTGTGGTGCCGGCGGTGCCAGCCGGGACCGTGGTTCAGATATATCACGGATTCCTGAAAGTCTTAGCCAACCTCGGCACCGTTGACGCAAACTACGATCCCCGCTCGCACGTGCAGCGAGTGGTGGACATGCTGCACGCGGTCATGGAAGGGCGGGCGACAGATGATGTTCTGGATTCTTCCATTGAGGGTGTCCAGATTCGCCGATTGCCGGCGGAGCAACTGGTGATCCTTCTGAACCGCTACGAAGCCAAGCTGGAGAACGAAATTGCGCGGGCGAGGGCGCAGGCGGGAATGGGGACCGGGCGCAGAATCAAAATGAGATTTGGGCCAAGGCTATGAATCTAATCCCTCACTTCCTCCGCCGCGCATCACCACCAGTAGCACCGCAGGGTCCGCGCCATTCCAATTCGGAAGTGAAACGCGTTCCGGCCATGTCCATGCGCCCAAAAGGATTCTCGCGCATGTATCAGGCTGCGCGGACAGACCTGTTGACGGCTGACTGGAATATCTCAATCACAAGCGCCAATGCGGAGAACCTGGTTTCCGCAATCGCAATCCGCGCGAGGATGCGACAGCTTGAACGCGATGAAGCCTACTTCCGCCGAATGCTCCGGCTTTACCAAAACAATGTGGTGGGCCATCGTGGATTTCGGCTCAAAAAGGTGACCGGCATTGACGGGGCATATGACCGAGATATTTCCAAGAAAGTCAGAGCGGCTTGGCATGAATATCTGCTCCCGGAGAACTGCACCACGTATGGAAACATGAGCGGCGTGCAGGTTCAGCGTCTGGGCGTTCGATGCTTCAAACGTGATGGGGTGATTCTTTTTCGTGAGCACATTGGTCCTCAGTTCCCATTCGGATACGCCCTGGAACCGATTGAAGTGGATCGGCTCGACCATTGGTGGAACCGGCCCGCTGTTGGAACCGCGAACCAAATTCAATTTGGGATTGAGATGGACAGGCTCAAGAAACCTTTGGCCATGTGGATTCTAACGCGCCACCCCGGCGATGTGTTTGCATGGAGGACGGGCCCCGAATATCGGGAGCGCGTGCCCGCTGGTGAAGTCATCATGTGGCACGATTTCGACCGTGCAGAGCAGATCATCGGAATGCCGGATCTGTGCGCGGTTGCGTGTCGGATGAACATGCTCTCGAAATATGAGGAATCCGAGGCCGTTGCATCGAGGGCCGCCGCAGCGAAGGGTGGCTGGTTCAAACGGATGGGCACTGAGGCAAAATACGAAGGCCCGGAAACTCCGGGCGGCGACAAGATCATGGATGCCACCCCTGGCGAATGGGAGGAATTGCCCATCGGAATGGAACCTGTTGAACGAAACCCAACGCACCCAAATGACGCATATCCGGATTTCATCAAAGGCCAATTGCGCGGGGCGTCCGCTGGAGCCGGACTCAGCTATAACGCGGTTGCAAATGATCTTGAGGGTGTGAATTATTCCTCGATCCGCGCCGGGCTTTTGGAAGACCGGGAGCAGTTCAAATACGATCAAGAGCTTGGAATTTCCAGTTTGATGAATCGTTGGTATGAAGGATGGATGCCGATGGCCGTGCTCTCGGGCAGACTCGAATTGACCGTGAAAGAGATGGACCGCGCGCGCCGGGCGCACTGGCAGCCCCGCCGATGGGATTGGGTTGACCCGGTGAAGGATGTGACCGGCAAGGTGATGGAGATGGAAGCCCACATCACGCCGTTGCGCCGGATCATCTCTGAGGATGAAGACGGCGGAGACATCGAAGAGATTCTTGCCGAGATGCAGGAGGACATGGAGATGGCTGAGGAATACGGAATCGACATTTCCGGGCAGGTATCGACGCCTAAAATTCCACCGGGAGAGCCTGGTGAGGACGCCCCCGCGCAAAACGGAAACGGCAAAGGCAAGAAATCGAACGGCCATGTTGACGTTGGAGCCGCGCTGAGAACCATGGAAAAATACGCACGGTTCGCGGCCAACGATCCAGAATGAACGGCGATCTTCCAAGCCTCATTGACCGCAAACAGATTGCGAGCCTTGCCGGCGTGTCTGTGCGGACGATTAGGCGGCTTGAGCGCGATATTAACTTGCGTCAGGCGCAGTCTCGAATCTCCCGGCACCCGCTGCTTTTCAAAACCAGTTTGGTGCGGCAAATACTGAGCCGCGAGGGTGTGCATTTTAATTGTTGACAGTCCGCCCTGATTCTGCGATTCTTCGCGCATGGTCAAGACAGTTGGTAATCTCAGCGCCGTTCATCCATGTGTCATTCTCACGACTGACTGCCTTGACCAGCAAGCATGGGTGGGCGGCGCTGATTTTGTGGAGATCATTAAATGTTAAAAACCAAAGTCAGTTCAACAAACCGCATTGCCTCCGGCAACGGTGAATCAATCGAGATCAAAACCGAACATCACGCTCCAAGAATCAACATCCAAGTTACGGCGCCGCAAATGCGGACTGCACGGTTCAAAATTATTGGCACGGCACCGCTCGTAATCCATCGGTTCTCAGAGAAGGCGAAGAAGGAAATGCTCGGCATCATGACCGAGGGCAGTGTTGGGAAGAAAGGCAGAAAGCGTGCACCCATGGACACAGAGGCGTTGTATAATGCTGCGCGTTACATTGCTCCCGATGGATGGGACGGGTTCAACGTGTCGTCCATCCGAAACGGTTTGATCCGCGCTTGCAGCATTCCTGCGGTCGGGTTCAAAATGACGCTGGCGAAGATGGGAATTTTCGTCATCGCTGAGGGGCGCGACAAGGCCGAGCCGCAATATGGTCTGGTGCGGATTTATGGCACACCTGAAAAGACCGAGATGCCGGCCAGATTGCCAAATGGTTCGGCAACCATTACGGTGCGCCCCATGTATCGCGAATGGAGTGCCTTTCTCAACATCCGGTTCGATTCCGAAATGTTCAGTTTTGAGGATATAGCAAACCTCCTGACCCGCATGGGTCAGCAGGTCGGGATCGGGGAAGGACGGCCATCGTCCAAAAACTCAGCAGGGATGGATTGGGGAACATTCAACATAGAAAAAACCGAAAATGAAAAATCAACGTATTGAAAACTGTCTCCGGCAGATCGCAGCCAAACATCACGGCATGCTCGCGCCGGAAGATGTGGTTGATGAAGCGAAGAGCCAAAAACACCCGCTGCACGCGAAATTCCAGTGGGACAACACCCAGGCCGCCCATGAATACAGGCTCTGGCAGGCGAGGCAACTGATTCGTGTTTGCGTTGAGGTTGTTGCAAGTGGACTCGACCCGTCACCCGTATTCGTGTCGGTGAGCACTGACCGTGGCCATGCTGGTGGCGGCTATCGTGTAACGGCTGACGTTATGAGCGATGCGGAACTGAGGAATCAACTACTCAAGGACGCACTATTTGAGCTGAACTGTTTCCAGAGGAAATACGCGCAGTTGAGGGAATTAGCGGAAGTGTTCTCAGCGGCTCGTAAGATTAGCAAGGTTGCATAGTGGATTGTTGGCAAGGTCTGGTGTGGTTCGGCCAGGCTGGGCAGGCAATGTGGGGCGTGGCAACGCCTGGCATGGATGGCCGGGGCGTGGACCGGCATGGCGAGGTATGGCGTGGCAGGCAAGGCCGTGTGCGGAGATGCCAGGTTCTGGCCGGTATGGTGTGATAAGGCAGGTATGGTCATGATGTGCGAGGTGAGGCATGGCTAGGCGCGTCTTGGTGTGGCCCGGCGTGGCAGGCGCGGCTTGGCCAGGCGCGGCTTGGCGGGGCAACGCTCGGCAAGGTTAAACAACCCATCGGATCATTCCGGTGGGTTTTTCATTTGTCCACTTACAGTCATGTAGCAATCTTGCCGTTTTTCCATTTCGACATGAATAGTTATCGTCGAAATGGCAAAGTTCTCACGAACATTTCAGTTTGAGCGATCCTCGGCGGATGAAAAGACCCGCTCAGTTCGCATTGCTTTCAGTTCCGAGCTTCCTGTTGACCGAGGCGACTTCGACGAAATTCTGGATCATTCCACCGGCTGCGATCTCTCCCTGATGCACGGAGCGCCTTTGCTGCTCCAACATCGCGCATATGATCCCATGGCCCAGGTGGGCGTGATTGATGATCCAGAGATCGGAGAGGACCACAAACTCCGTTGCAATGTCAGGTTCAGCCAGAGCGATTTGGGGCGGCAAATGTATCAGGACGTGGCCGATGGAATCCGCCGCCAGGTTTCCGTTGGATACGAGCGCGGGTCTGAACTCGAAAGCAAAGTCACCGCTGACGGCAAGCGCCGATCCGTCCGATTCTCATGGCGACCATTTGAAGGCAGTCTTGTCACCGTAGCCGCCGACTCCACTGTTGGGCCGGGGCGATCCAAAGAAAACAATCCATCCACTCCACCGACTGAAAATCCACTTATGAAAAGAAGCCTTCTTCTGGACCCGAATCCCGCCGATGGCGGAGGCGTACCGAAACCCGACGACCGCAAAACCGAGCGCGAGCGCATCCAGGGCATCAGCGCGACCGCCGATGAACTCTCCAAAAAGTTTCCCGACGCGGCTGACAATTTCCGTAAAATGGCAGGTGAAGCCATCGAAAAGGATACCGATATTCGGGACTTCAAGGCCCTGTTGTTCAAAGCCATCCCTGAGAACAAACCCGCGCCAGTCATCACAGCCCGCAGCCTCGGCATGAACGAGATCGACCAGCAACGCTTCTCTTTCCTGCGCGGCATCCAGCGAATGCTCGCAAAGAAGCCGTTGGAGGGCATCGAAAAGGAAGTGGACTCGGCAATGCGTTCGGCTGGATTCACCGAGGCGCAAGGCATGGCAATTCCGTTCGATCTGGCGATGCCGGCCAGCCGCCGAAGCCATCGCAAGTTTCAACAGAGGGATATGAATGTGGGCACATTCGGCCAGGGTGGCGCGCTTGTCCCGACTTTCATTCCCACCACTGTGATTGAACTCCTTCGCAATCGCATGGTGTGTATGCGTGCCGGTGCGCAAACAATGTCGGGCCTTTCCGGCAATGTTGCGTTGCCTCGCCAGACCGGCGCCGCGACCGCTTACGCTCTCCCGGAGCAGGCGAACCTGACGAAATCAACGCAAGCCCTGGACCAGATTACTCTGACTCCTCACCGGGTTGGTGCATGGAACGATTACAGCCGGCAGTTGATTCTGCAATCGGCGATTGACGTTGAAAACTTCATGCGCGATGACCTGATGCGCGTGCTGGCCATCAAATGGGATTATCTCATGTTGGCTGGCAGCGGAGGCGGCGACGAGCCCACGGGCATCATCAATACCGCTGGTGTCCTTTCTGTGCTGTTCGGCGGAACGGCCACATGGGCCGAGATCGTCTCATTCGAGACGGCTCTGGCTACCATGAATGCCGACGCGGGTCGGATGACTTACATTACCACGCCCTCAAGTAAGGGTCGCCTAAAAACGGTTGCAAAAACTGGCGTGGGGGTTACCAGCGTGGTACCGATCTTCCTTTGGGAAGGAGATGCTGCCGACGAATACGGCGACGGCGAGATGAACGGATACACCGCCATGAGCACCAATCAGGTGCCCGCAAATGCGATGATCTTCGGAAACTTCGAGGAACTCATTCATGCGATGTGGGGCGGTTACGATGTGATCGTGGACCCCTACACCGAAGCAACCGCCGCGACCGTTCGCGTCGTCGTCAATACCTTCGGCGATGTGGCCGTTCGGCACCCTGTGAGCTTCTGCGTGAGCGCGGACGCAGCCAACCAATAATCCGCCGCAGACAAAAACAATCGAACTACTGAACATATGAAATTCTTGAAAACCTCGATTCTGGCGGCGGTCCTGGCCGCGACTGTTTGCGTTCAATCCGCATATGCGCAGATTGATTACTGGGGCCAGACGCGATCTCTTGTGCTCGCTCCGCCCACCCTCATCGCATCCACGTCCATTCTGGTCACAAACTCGCCTGTGGATGTGAAGGATTTGGGAGGCGTGGCTCGAGTTGACTTCAGCCTTTACACCAACTCAGCTTGCGCCGTAAAGGCACTTCTTTATCACAGCGCAAATCCGACAAATGGATGGGTTGCGCTGACGAATTATGCGAGTGCAACCTCCCTTGCTGAAACCATTACAAACTATTACCTGTTTGCCCTGGCTGGCACTAATAACTCGGTAGGGGACTATGTGACCAACAACTGGAACATTCCCGGAACCATAACGGTCCCGACGGCCTATACGGCAGGCTGGGCGACTCCCTATGTGCTCCCGGCTCCATTCACGAACCAAAATGCCGTCACGCTCAATGGGCAGACAATCACCAGCATCGGACTTCCAATCGATGATGCCTTGCGGTATCTGATGGTAGTCTGGCAAACATCAGGCACAGCCACGAATGCTGAAGTCTCGGCAAACTTGATCGCTCGCCGTCTCCAAGGTCCATAATCCACAATTCAATAAGCAAAACGATATGAACTTGATCGCAACTCGGGATTTTCGGAACACGCATAACCTGACCGTTGACGGCGCACTGCATCCGTTGCATGTCCAAAAAGGCGCGACATTCACCATTGACGAAAAGGCCAAGGGCGGCTGGGACTTGATCGCAATTCTGAATACTTGCGGCCTGATCGTGGACACCAAGGACCAGAAAACCATGGCCACTCTGAATGAAGAGCTGGCCGCCGACAAGAAACGCATTGAGTCCGACGCCCGGGCGGGGGACCAGTTCAAGCGGCAGTTGGTTGGAACGAAATCGTCCCGTCAGGGCGAAGTGATTTAACCGGGCCATAAGCCCGGCGCGGTTATGCCGAACGTCTATGCAAAGCACGCGGCATCCGTGGCGACCGTGATGGATTACATCGGGCCGGCGTGCCCGACCATCACATGGGCTGGCAATCTGATTCGGTGCCTGCCCCGGGATTCGGCTAATTACGCGAAGCTGGACCCAGGTGGTTTCAGGCTTGAAGCGGACATTTCGCTCGTGTGCCTGCTCGCTGATTTTAACGGCATATTGCCGAAACCTAACCAGATGTTCACGCTTAACACAGACGGGACGACATACAGGGTGGAGAGCACGCGAGTCCTCACGGGTGGCACGCTAGTGAGGCTCACTGGCTATCACCAGCAGCAAGGAGCTTGAATGCCCGGCACAATGACATTCAGAGTCACGCCGCAGTCTCAGGCGGAAATGGATTCAACCCTGCGCCGATACATGCAGCTCACATCCCGCGACGCGGTGACGGTGGTGAACACGAAGGCTTTTTACATCGCACGCCGGGCGGTGGCCGAAACTCCCAAAGCTGATTCATCGGCGATTCGCAGGTTCGCCGGGCTGCGCGGTGGTGAGATCATCGGCAAGATGATAAATAAGCGCAGGGGTATGCGCGGTGAAAAGGGGCTTTACGGTCAGGAAATGCAGGAGGCAGTTGCCAGCGTGATTGCCGCACGGCTTCGTTCTGTGTCGTTTCTGAAATCCGGTTGGCTTCCGGCAATCAAGGCTCTCGCACCGTTGGCTGATAAGATTCACGGTCAATCCGGGGACACGATCAGTTCACGCGGGGCAAAACAATATCATGGGCCCAAAGGATCGGCGTCTATTGCGACGGCAAGCCGGATCGGAGCCACGATTATCAATTCAGCTTCCGGTCCGCACGAAACGCATGAGGCACTCAAAAAGTATGGTGGCCCGGCGCTGCAAAAAGCGTGGGACTTTGAAATTGCGTCAATGCGCGCCTACATCGAGAAAAAGCTGGCCGCAAGCGCCCGCAGCCTCGGAATCAAACTCGCGGGGGTGGTCACAGGATGAACATTCTCCTCAATGCAGCCGAAAATGCCATGGTGGCGCTCCTGACGCCCGTGGTGGCAGGGCGGGGCGCGGTGCTGCCCGGTAAGTCATTTCAGTCTAAAACGCTGCCCTGCGTCATCTGTGCGGCAGACGGCGGCTCTGTGGAGGAAGAGCCGAAGAACAGCGGCAACTATTGGATCAATCTGGATGTGCTGGTGAAATCGAGTGCTGTCTCAAATGAGGACGGCACAGCCATGACGCCCGTGGACCCCACATCATTCGATGAACAGTTGATGAGCGACGTGTTTTCCACGATCCAGGTTTCCGGCTTTGCCGGGACACTTTCAGCCGCGACCACAGCTTTTACCGTGTTCCCCGAGGGAGTCATCTATGAATCAATGCAATCCGGTCGGGATGAACACGGTGTCTGGATAGACAGTCAACGGCTGAGGCTCTATTGCTGCGCCTCGGCAATCGCAGCTTAAAACGAAAGGAACAAATCATGCCATTCAACATCGAATCCGAGGGATCAATCGCAGGCGTCAGTAATTTTATCAAAGCCGCCAAGGAATTGCAGCCTGATGGGAAAACTCCGGCGGAGGACCAGACGCAGATCGAGACTGCCAAAACCCTCAGCCTTGCCGAACTCGTGCTGCTCGACCCGAAGTTCACGGGCGCGCGCGTGAGTTGCACCGGCCAGTGCAATGCGAACTCACGTCAGATCAACCTGACGATCATCGGCAAACAACTCCACCTTTAATCTATGCCCACCCAAAACGGAACCGCCGTAGTTTTCGGATTCACTGGTGCAAATGGGATGACCATAACCGGGTTATCTGGTTTGCTCACCCAGCAGGCGGATCACACACTTGCCGCCGACCGTGAGGAAATACGCGGCGGTCAGGGAGATCATGTCTCCCACAGCTTCTATGACCAGCACCAGAAGGGCACGCTTGAATTCGTTGTGATTGGAACCGGACTGGCCAACGCCATAACGAATTTGACGGTCAAGGCGGTTCTGCCTCCGGGCACGATCATTGCCGTCTCGGCCTGCGCATCGGACCCGGATTTGATTCAGTCGAATTGGGAAGTGCAGGAGGCCACCGTGCGTCACTCGAATGTGGGATCGGCCCGCATATCACTATCGGTCGAAAGCCGCGCCGGCATAACCGCCGTGGCGAGCGCGTAACATGCAATGGACGCCG